CCCGATGCCAGAAGCGTTCCGGTAACTGCCGTGTCACCTACGAATCCGAAGCCGCCAGCTGCAGTCCAGCTCACCGCCTTTGTCGTTCCGGTGTGTGTGATCGCCACGTTACCCGTGATATCCGATACGGCGATCGCCATGTAGATCGAAGAATTGACGCCGAGCCGTATCGCCGGAGCCTCCAAGCTCGTGAACCCAGCGCTGATTCCGCGCACCGACGTGCTGCCGTCCAGGACAACCGTTGCACCATCAACCGCAAGGTCTCCCGTGACCTCCAGGTCGCCGGTGATTCCAAGCGCCCCGCCCAGGGTCATGTCACCGGCTACGGTCAGATCATTGCCGACCGCGACGTTGCCGCGCGTGGCGAAGTTGCCATCAATTGTAAACCCGCCAAGGACAGTGCCTTGCGGCGTCATCCAATAGATCCAATAGTCGCTCAACGTCAGCGTTGTCTGACCCATCGCCAGCGCGCTGAACAGAACGACCGCCATTAGTACAATAGCCTTCTTCATGGATCACCTCCCAGCGGTGTTCAGAAAGTGCTGAACGTACCGCTTGCCTTCCTGTTCAAACCATCCTCGCAGGGCGCCCTCTAGATCCCTGCCCCCAGATTCCTCGGCCTTGGTAAGGAACCCATCCCATTCCGTCAATATCTCAACCTCCATCTCCGTAGAGATGCCATTAGAAACAGGAGATTCAGCACAGCGACAATTCACGACCTCTGCAGGACCGGCTGCGGGATCTCCTGGGTAAGCCAGCACGGCGTTGGTGTGCGGATTCACAAACGGCTCGTCTAGTGGCTTGACCGTGCCGTGCAGCATCTTGTGTCCCTCACGACTATCCCCGTATAGCGCATGTAGCCACTTCCTCTTTTCGATTCCTGTTTGCTCGTATAGCTTGTGCTGGCCGGTGGCGATAGCGGTCAATGTCTCCGTGCGCGCGATCCTCTCTGCGCGCACCCGGCTCATCCAGTCGAACTGCTCGCGGAGCCTGTCAGCGATGGCCTGTGGCCCCTGGCCGTCGCGCATCCCCTCGCGGATGACATCCAGGACTTCAGCTTGCGTTTCGTCTATGAGCCACCGGCGCAGCTGCGCGCCGCGCCACTTTGTGTACTCCTCAATCGTGGGTTGGAACGAATACCGCTGCATCCAGTCCGAGCCGATGTCAACCCCGAGCTTGGTAAGTATCTCCGCCCCGTGCTCCGCCCCCTGTTCGACAAGCTTCGGCAGGTGCGCCCGCGCTACAGTCTCCAGAATGACGCCGCCAGGATCTGCCGGAGCCACGAATGCGTACGGGTCTCCGGCCAGCGGCCTTTCCTGCGCTGCTTTGGTTTCTTCCTCAGTCTCTTCCTTGGCCACGCTCTTTGTCCGCACCTCACCGACAGGAACGAACCCAGCGGGTACGAACACGCGGTCAAGGTCCTCGCCCTCTCCCACCGGCTTGCCCCACCAGTCGCGGATCTCGTTCGGCGTCCACCCCTGCGCGAGGAGGCTCACCCCGATCTGCGCCATCTCGGCCACGTCCTCTTGCAGCGCCTCAATCTCGGACAGGTCAAAGAACAGCTGAATGTCCTCATCAGGAACAAGCTCGGCATTGAGCGTTTGTTCGATCTTCCCGAGCCTGGGGATGACGGCATTCTCCCAGAACAGCCGCCGCATGGTCTGCGCGGTCGCCCGGTTTGTTTCCTGATACAAGCCGACAATGAGCGGTGGGACTCCGTACGCCGCAAGGATCTCCGCTCTAGACCACGCGCGCAGGTTCAGGAACTGCATGTCCCGATGGGTCGGCGTGTACCGCTCCGGCCTCAATCCAGAACCGAACACGTGCGTTCGGTGCGCATTCCCGACCCCACGATGCTTCGCCTCCCAGCGCGCCTCCACTTCCTGCGCCTGACTGGTTGTTAGCGCCTGATCAGTCACCAGTACCATCCCCGGCGTGGCATCGTTCTCAAAGAAGAGCCTGTTCCAGTCAATCGCCTTCACGTCTGCCAGGATCGCCTGGCGGAGAACCTCGGTCGGAGATAGTCCGTAGTACGGCGTCTCAGGATTGAAGTACCTGAAGGCTATGAGATCGCGCTTGTCGAACACGATGGCCTTCGCGCTCTTGCGGTAGACCCAGCCGCGTATCAGCTCGGTTTCCCCTGGGATAGCCCACACGTAACGCGGGTCAACCATCGGCCACAGCGCCGCCACCTCGGTCCTGTTCTTGTTCGCCCAGATACGCTCCCAGTACGCCTCGCCCTCCAGGTCCAGGTAGGTCACTGTCGCCTGAATGAGATCGTTCTGTGTCAGGCTACCGTCACCCATCGGGTTGGCTAGCAACGCCAGGACCGGGTGGTCCTCAATGATCTCCGCGGTCCCCTTTGAGATCATATGCGGGATGACCTGATCCCACTTGAGCCCGTGCAGCGCCTTGTATTGCGCCTGCGACATGCGGCGCTCAACGCGCATGGCACGCAACGGCACGTCAGCCGCGGCCATGGCTATCGCCCGCACTGCAGAATACGTCCAACTGTGCACACGGTAGGCGGACGTTAGATCGGTCCAGCGGGTTAGGTGTGGCGCCTCCGCGCCAGTGATAGATAGCTCAGCCGGGATGACCCGCCCCGACTGGGTCGCTCGCGTTACTTTTCCAAGACCCTTGTCCAGCGCTGCTAGAATTCCCACGCTCGCCTCCAAACGAAAAGCCCTCGCCGTTTGGCGAGGGCCCTATTCGGGTGCCTCATGCCACGCAGTATAGCGCGACTAGTACACTATGTCAAGACCAGTCGGATGTCCGCTTAGACCTCTTTTACTATGACCGGAGCCGAGCAGATAGGACAGACTGGACCCTTGCTCTGACCGGTTACCTTGCGCACCCGGTACGGGATGCGCGTCGGTCGCACCTGGCCGTGCGACGTGCAGAGGTTGAGATATTGACGGAAGTAGTACAGATACCGCTTGCGCTTCTTCGCTTGATCGTCCATATGCGTTACCTCCCACGAATTGGCCATTTCACAATAGGATGGAATCTAACCATCTATCGTAGTGCAGCCAGGTGGATTTGAACCACCGTGGGAGACGAAACCCCCGGACCTTTATAAGAGGCCTGGTTTTGACCGCTCACCCATGGCTGCGTAATATGACAATAAACTTCGTACGCAACAGCGCTTTTCGTCTTCAGTGACCTCATCAGCGCTCCTAATTATACGTCATTCCCCCTGAGCTGGCTTCTTTCCTTGGCATTCCAGCCAGTCGTCTAGCCTCTGCACTACCAGCCACGGCTGCCGGTCCCTGCGCACTACGAGCAGCCGCGCCCCCTTACCGTCAAGCCACCGGTAGAGACTCTCTGGAACGTGGTCGCCGCGCTTGACCTCCACGGTGCCGATCCCCTCGACAGTGACATCGCCGATTATGCCGCCCGACTCCAGCGGAGCGGTCCGTATGGCGCTGTAGCCGGCGTCGGAGAAGATGCGCACGACCTCGCGCTCGCCGTCCGCGCCCTTGCGCCGCGACCTAGCGGCCACGGTTACCGTCCATATAGCGTCGGCGTCAGAACGAATTGCTGCTTCCCGTCCTTCAGCATGTGCGCCTCCAGCTGCACCTGGCGAACAACGCCGTCCTTGATGTGGAACGTCACGCGTGCGTCCAACCCCAGGTTGCACACCTCGTCCAACTGCCGGTGCGCAATAGCGCGTGCATTGTCAGCGTGGCAGCGTGCATTTATCCGTGCATTCCGTGCATTCCCTACTTCTCTATCTGCCACGATGCCGGCATCACTCGCCATTGCCCCGTCCCGTCCTTCGCCCACGCCGCCGATTCCCTGATCAGTGTCAGTGTCCCTGACATCTCCCGCACCGGCAATGCCCCAGATGGCACCAGGGTCAGAACGATCTTCGCCCGTCGGCTGTGCGGCTCCATAGCGTTTTCAGGCTCAAGCCCGACTATCCTGTACTTGAGGAACGCCGGCACCGGAGGAAGACCGCGGAACGGTCGGCACCGATCCGCGATCCACTCCTCCCACCCGTTGTAGCGCATCCCGTGAAGTACCATACCCAAGGAGTCGAGGAAGCGTTCGACTACCTCCAGCGGCTCCATGACTTGCTGATCGTCTGTGGCCTCTGGAGCTTCTGGAGCCTCTATGACCTTGCGGGGCCTCCCGCGTTTCCGTGTAGGTTCACTTGGTTCCGGCATTGTCACTCCGGTCACACTTCTTAGTGCGCTGCGGTGCTAGGAAGTGCAGCGCGAGGAGCGAGAACGCAGCTACCCACCAGCCAGGAGCGCCTTCTACAGCTGAGGAATACGCCGCTACACCAGAGAATATCGCCAGTGCAAGTCTCAGCATTACCAACCTCCTACGAGCGCCTTGCCAAGCGCCCAGGATACGAGCGCCAGCACCGTCACTACGGACACGACAGTTGCACCCATGCCGACGCGCCAGACCAAACGTGCGCGCTTGGGGAGCAGCCGCGCCTCGTCCTGTGGCGTTGTCCAGTATACCCACATAGACCATCCCAGGAGGCCAACCGTCACCAAGACGGCGAGCCCTAGGAACGGGTAGACGAGATTCATCATTTGCGCCCCCGCTTGCCGCCGCGCCTGCCCCCGCGTTTGCCGCCGCCTCCGCAAGGTTCCTTGACAAGATCGTCTGACATGGTCACCTCCTAATACAGCCCGATACGGGCCCAGATCGGAGTATCATCGCGCACGATTTCTGAGTACGTCAAGGCGTGCGCGTAGTGATCCGGACCGCTCTCCACCCAAACCGCGTGCTCGTTCTGCCCGCTCTGCACGATCTGCCGCGTGATGGCCTTCACGTGCCGGTAGAAGTCCTCCGGTAGGTTGGTCGGGATGCTCTCCTCGGCATTGAGTAGCCGCGCCACGGCGTTATCTATCGCCTCCGTACGGTTGACCGAAAGGATTGTGACACCGTCTTCTACCGCCTCCCTGTCACCGAGTGACGCCGGTCCAAGGTAGCGTACGAGGACAACCCGGCCTGGGAATGCCCTGGCTAATTCCTTGGCCTTAGTAACCTCTGGCGCGGCGTCTATCGCGCACCGCTGCACGTTGTAGGTGCCCATCAAACGCGCCACGCCTACCCAGTCGGTTGTCCCGGCCCATATGATCCCGCCCTCTATGCGCCGGATCACTACATGGAGCACGGCCCCGACGTCAACACCCATGACGGTCGGACGCACTGAACCCGCTAGCATCTCTCCTGACCTCGGCAGCGCCGCCAGGATTTCGTCCGTGATCCTCGCCCCCTCTGGAGCATACGGTAGCCCCAGCGTCATGTTGTAGAACACCTGCATCCTGGTGGCGTTCCCGCGCGCCTCGTTGTACTGCGCCACGATCTCCGCCGGCGTTACGGTAGGGGAAACAAGCTGCGACATGCGGAACGATCGGTAAGGAGCTTCCGTATCACTAGCTACCCATGCCCCGTTGGCTTTGTCAAGTGGCCGCTTGCATTCCGGACAGACCAGAGTTGGGACGCCGTCAACGTTAGCAATGCTATCCGGCCAGCGCGGTTCGGCCCTCTCGCCACACGGACACCATAGCTGCCACATCTCCTGTGTGCCTCCCATGTAGGCGGCGTGAATCCCAGTCTCCGGGAATTGCGGGTTCGATAGGTCTATGACGTACTTGTACCGGCTGGCCCCCAAACGCGACAGAGCTTGTTCCGCGGCCTCCTCCGGCATGACTTGTAACTCATCTCGTACGATCATGCCCACGCCGATCTCGCGCAACTTCTCCAGTGAATGCGCGCCGCGCAAGTAGAGCGGCTGCCCGAACCCGACCTTGAGCCCAACGTTCGTAATGTCTGAGAACGCCGCCCGTAATGTACCGGAAAGCCGGATCGCCTTGTCAATCCGCGCCTGCGCCATGTCGGAGAGAATGCGGTCACTGGGGAGCATGTACAACACCCCCTCCCGCCGCTGATCCATGAACCACAAGGCCGAGTTGATTGCTAACTCGGTCCAGCCAGTCTGAGCGCACTTCATGGCTACGATCCTTCCACCAACGGGTAGGTGCCCTATCGCACGATACACCTCACGGAGATAGGGCATTCTGTACGGTGGCCGCGTGATGGAGTAGTAGCCTCCATCCGGCATGACACGATGCGCCCGCGCCCAGAATAACGGATCGGTCGCGCCGTAGCCGATCAGAACGTCCCGCAACATCTCAGTCGCTGTCGGCATTCACCTTCACCTGATCCCATAGGCGGTGTACAAGTTCCTCGTCCTCTTCGCTCATCGGCACCGCCGGCAGTTTGACGTCGTGCCGCTCCGTTGGACGTCCTTCCACAAGTTCCAGCGCTTTCACTATAGAGGCCAGTGCCTGAGGGCCCTGTGCCAGGAACCTTACCATGTCCTTGGCCGCCATGTCCTCCCAGCGCGCCATAACCTCTGCGACTTCCTTCTCGCTCATGCCGCGCGACGTCACAAGCCGCTTGATCGTCTCTCGCAAGGCTTGGGTCAACCCGTCCCGCACAAACCGCAGGATCTCCGCCGACCGGTCTCTCGCATCTACGCTCCCTGCCACTGCCGCCGTAGCCGACGCGTGTGCTGCGCGCGCGGACGCCTCTGCAATCTGCTGGGAATACGCATCCCTCAGACTGACCCAGCCGTCACGCGAGGACAGCGCTTTCAGTGTGCGGCTGCCGACGCCGTACTTCTTGGCCAACGCATCCAATGATGGCCGATCGGGGCCCGTGATGTATTCTGTGCGGATAGCCTCCAGGAGCGCCGGACTGATCTTCATGACACCCCATTATAGCGGAATACGATGTCTCCGCGCTCGTCCACTCCATCGGGAATGAGGACGTCTCTGAGCACAACATAAATTCCGGACAGTGTCCGCTTCTGCATCATCTGCATTCTATTCGTTCAGTGAATGATAATCCATCTTCCAGGATCTCCTTCGCAAAGACGTTGATCATCTTTGGCAGGTCCTTATCCTCAAAGACGTGCGTGACGTCGGTAGAACCACCGCATTCAGACTGCGTTATCCGGCAGATCTCACGGAGTGCATTCTCTAGTCGGATGCGTTCCTTGCGCTCCGCCTCTAGCTGCGCCTCGATCTCCCCGATAATTCCAGTCAGGCC